TGACAGTGCTACCGAAATTCAAGCATGGGCAACTAATGCCGCAGGCGCAACAAGTACAAGTGAAGACGGTTTAGTAACTCGTAACACATACTTAGGCTTGTTCTATCCAAGTGGTATTGCTCCAGACTTGTCAGGTAACTTAGTTGCTGTTCCACCAAGTCATATGATGTTGCGTACATTCTTGCGTAATGACACAATTAGCTATCCATGGTTAGCGGCAGCTGGTACTCGTCGTGGTACAATCGACAATGCTACAAACATTGGTTATGTTGATCCTACGACAGGTGAGTTTGTAGCTATTAAGACACGTATCGGTATTCGTGATGTATTGTATATCAACTTCATCAACCCATTAGTGTTCTTCACTGGTGTAGGTTTATTGAACTATGGTAATAAGACTAGCTTTAACTCACAAAGTGCGTTAGACAGAACTAACGTTGCTCGTTTAGTTGCTTACATTCGTAGACAATTAACATTAGCGGCTCGTCCGTTCGTGTTTGAACCTAACGATGCATTAACTCGTCAACAAATTGCTGGCGTAGTCGAGTCATTAATGGTAGACTTAGTTGCAAAACGTGGTCTATACGATTATCTTGTAGTTTGTGACGAGTCAAACAACACTCCTGCAAGAATTGATAGAAATGAATTGTGGATTGACGTTGCAGTTGAGCCTGTTAAGGCAGCTGAATTCATCTACGTCCCAGTTCGTATCTTGAATACAGGTGAATTATCACAGTAATTAATTGAAGCCCCCGAAAGGGGGCATCAATGATTAAAAGATAAATATATATAACAGGAGAAACAAAAATGGCAACAGCCTCACAATCATTGTTTAACATGACAGTAGCATCTGATAATGCCGGTGGCAATCAGGGCTTGTTAATGCCTAAACTACAATATCGTTTCAGAGTTAACTTTTTGAACTTTGGATCGAGCCCAGCAGGTATCGAATTGACTAAGCAAGTTATTGACTGCCAAAGACCTAATGTGTCTTTCACAGAAATCACATTGCCAGTTTATAACTCAACAGTTTATCTAGCTGGTAAACATGCATGGCAACCTCTAACAGTTAACGTTCGTGATGACGCATCAGGTTCAGTAGCTAAACTAGTTGGTCAACAACTACAGAAGCAAATGGACTTTGTTGAGCAAGCATCTGCGGCAACTGGTCAAGATTATAAGTTCCAATTGAATATTGAAATCTTAGATGGTGGTAACGGTGCATTAGCTCCATCAGTCTTGGAGACATGGGAACTATATGGTTGCTTCTTACAAGGTGCTAACTATAACACATTGAATTACGGTACTAACGATGCAGTTACTATCGGTATGACAATTCGCTTTGATAACGCAATTCAGTCTCCATTGACTGCTGGTGTTGGTACAAGTGTTGGTCGTGCATTCGGTGGTGCAACTGTAACAGGTATCGGTTCAGGCGGACCAGGTTAATCTTAACAAGAAAACCTAAATGTCTGGATGGTTTCAGAATCAACTTAAAGACGCCGCCGGAGCATTTTTCGGCGGCGAATACCTACGTGATTATACTCACGCTAGTAAGATTTTTACAACCAACGGATATCAATATGCTCCTAAGCTAAAATTTTTATTTCATGTTTACTTTGACATTAATCCAGTGGCATTGAGTCAAGAAATCACAAATAAATCAAACTTTGGTTTAGACGTTAAAAGTATTAAGTTGCCTAGCTTTAATTTTAATACACACGAATTAAATCAGTACAATCGAAAAAGAATTGTACAAACAAAAATCAAGTATGATCCTATAGACATACATTTCCATGACGATAATAGTAACATGATTAGTAGTATGTGGTATTCATACTACACATACTATTATAAAGATGCTAACAATGTTAACGTTAAGTTAGGAAAAAATGCACCTCCTCCTGTATATTACGCAACTGATGCGGCAGGAACAAAGAAAGCAATTGATTATAATACAAAAACAACATATCAGCCTTCTATCAGTGGAGATGATACTTGGGGATATATAGGTGAGACAAGTGCTCCTAGTACTGAAGCGAACCCATCGAAAGCTCCCTTTTTTAAAAATATCACTGTGTTTGGTTTTAATCAACACAGCTTTATTGCATACACATTAGTTAATCCAATCATTACACGTTTTTCCCATGATACCTATGACTATTCTCAGTCTGGCGGTACAATGGAAAATATAATGACACTGGATTATGAAACAGTTACATATCATCAAGGTGCTATTGATGGCAACAAACCAGGTGATATTGTCACTGGCTTTGGACAAAATGGTTACTATGATAAAACCCTTAGTCCTATTGCTAGACCCGGTTCTAATAGTAATATATTGGGTAAAGGTGGATTGATTGATGCGGCAGGTGGCGCAATTGGTCAACTACAAACAAATCCATTAGCCGCTATACAAACATTAGGTACAGCATACAATACAGCTAAGAAAACAAATTTAGGTGCTACCTTAAAAGCAGAAGCAGGTGCATTATTAACAAATGCATTAGTCGGTGCCATTCAAGGTAATCAAAATCCTACAAGAAATGTACAATTTGGTATTCCTACATACGGTGCAACACCATCTAATCAAGGTACTAACGGTACACCAACTGGCCAGAGTGCGGCTGATAGAATATCAGGTGCATTGAACACTGGTATAAGTGCAGTTGTTAATGCGGGTAAAGTAGTTTATAACAATGTTTCTTCTCCTTTAGCAAGACCTCCGGCAATTGATGAAAATATCTAAATCAATAAGATTCTTCTTTATATAAATAGTATGTAAGGAAAACATTATGCCTAAAATATTTGATACTAGCACAGAAATAGATAGAACAATACGTATATTCGATTCTTTTTATTCCATTGATTTGGTAGTAGGTGCCAATGAATATGAAATAGTCCATGGTTATTTTTTATCAGTATGTGCTACTAAAAATATAGCAGATAATTTTACTGCACTATTATTCAGAGTATCACAGGAAACTGGCGTTAATATTATGGACCTTTTAGAATCAATTCAAGGTAAAACAAAATTACAAATGAATCAAACTATTTCTTATTATTTGAATAGTGTAAAATCTAAAACAAGTTTATATGGTGTTAGTTTAGTACCAAAGCCAAATCAACCTGTAGCACGTAACATAGTACAGTAATATGGCAAATTGGGCACAAGGTCAATTCACTCCCAAGAACGGACACAAATATGTAGGCAAACACAAGCCTAGATATCGTTCGGGTTGGGAGTTAACCTTTATGACATTCTGCGATACTAATGATAATGTCATATACTGGGCCAGTGAATCAATGGCAATTCCGTACATGAATCCATTATCGGGTAAAAAAGCTAATTATATACCTGATTTCTTTGTAGTTTATCAAAATAAACATGGTAAACAGATTGCTGAAGTTGTTGAAATTAAACCCAAAAAGCAAAGCATAATTGAAAGCAAAGTTGCTAGTGCTAGAGATAGAATGGTAGTAGCAGTAAATCATGCCAAGTGGTCAGCCGCAATGGCATACTGTAAAACGCAAGGCTTTACATTCAGAGTCATTACTGAAGATGACTTGTTTTATAAACCATCCAGAACAAAAAGATAATACCAAAAGTCATCCTACTAAATATACGTATGAATATATACGTAATAGACGATGATTTTAGGCACAATGACATTGTGTTGATACAAAAAATGATGGATGGCAGATATAATATCTACAACACATTAACTGATCCTCACCTTGAAAACAGTTTATTTTTAATGGATGCTGATTGGATCAATATTTTATCTGCTGAGAACAATGAATCTATAAAATCTTTAAAAAACAAGAAAGTAGTTTTTTTTGACCACTATAAAAATCTGCAGGATGAAATGTCAACTATACGTTGTAAGATGATATCTGATTGGATAACCGATGTAAATTTTGACAAAAAGAATGTATATAATATTGTACAAATGGCGGCAGATGTTGAAAAATTAAAACCTTATTTTAATATAGAAAATATAACTGTATACGACAAGTGGATGGAAGAATTATATAGATATCAAGTTAAAGATGATTTACTTACAGTAAAAAGGAATGTTGATAGTAGAAAAAAACCAAACAAAAGATTTTGTTTTTTCAATAGAAGATATGAAACTATAAGATTTGCTTTTATAGCAGAATTAATTTCTTCAGGATTACTCAATGAGTTCAATTACACATTCAGTGATAATTGGAAAACGCATGGATTAGAAAAAGTTCCGCATGAGATGATTAGATCAGATATACCTAACCATCTAGAACCACATAGAGAACAACTAGAAAACTGGATTACTGGGTTACCGTATACTGTTAACGCAGGCATAGCTAATCTTTATCCTAATCAACTAAACGATTTATTTCGTGCGTCAAACATAAGCATTGTTCTTGAAACACATCCTATAACTGACCGTAGCATTATCACTGAAAAAACATACAAGGCTATGTATTTTGAAAGACCGTTTATGATACTATCACAACCCGGCGCACTTAAAATGTTAAAGATTTCTGGCTATAAAACTTTCTCACCTTTGATAGATGAATCATATGATGATATTCAAGATTACAATGAACGAGTGCAAGCAGTAATAAAAGAAATTAAACGATTACATGATATGCCTATAGAACAATTTGATGAATTAGTGAACCAATGTAAACCAATTATAGAATATAATTATAAACATTTATTATCTGAAATGTACAAACCTTGGCCTAGTAATTTTAAAATGTCCAACCTTTTGAAATTTGAATAAGTACTGTATGACCAAAAAATTACAAGAATTGTTCGAACTCCCTGAAAATGATGATAGAGGTATCACCATTCCACTACCTGAAAATGCAGAAGAAGTAACTACTGAAGCATATGATACTCTACAGAAAATTGAAGAGGCGTTGCCTCAAGTCAGAGGCTTAGAAGCCGCTGACGGGGAGATGGACAGTCTTGCTGAGTTAGCAACCAATAGCTATAAAGATTTAGTAGACTTAGGCATGCAAGTTGACAGCCGTTATGCTAGTGAAAT